AGCAGTGTACACAGAGCAGCCAGCCTTCGATGTGTTCCTAAAGGAATGGGTATCATTACATGAGAGTAAGTGTGGTGAGCGAGGGATCTTCTCTCGTATAGCCAGTAAGAATCAAGCAGCTAAGAGTGGCAGACGGGATGTCGATCATGACTTCGGTACCAACCCTTGCAGTGAGATCATCTTACGATCAGCTCAGGTTTGTAATTTGTCTGAAATCGTTATCCGTAGTACCGACACACCTAAGGATCTAAACCGTAAGGTAGAGATGGCCACGATCATTGGTACATTACAGTCAACTCTTACTGACTTCCGTTATGTACGTCCTGTGTGGACTCGTAACACAGCAGAGGAGAGGCTACTAGGTGTGTCTATGACGGGTATCATGGATCACCCGCTGCTTAGCAGCACATCCTGCGCTACTCTATTAGAGAAGCTAAGGGATAAGGCTGTCGCTGTCAATAAGAAGTGGGCTAAGCGTTTAGAGATAGAACAATCTACGGCCATCACCGCCGTGAAACCTAGTGGTACTGTCTCTCAGCTAGTCGATAGTGCATCAGGTATCCATGCTAGGTACAGCCCCTACTACATGAGACGTGTACGGAGTGATACTAAAGATCCTCTTACCGCTCTGTTGCAGGATCAGGGTGTACCATGGGAGCAGGATGTAATGAACTCAGAGAACATAGTGTTCAGCTTCCCTGTTAAGGCACCGAAGGATGCTGTATGTACTGAGGACTTAGATGTTAAGAAGCAGCTAGACTTATGGGAGGTGTATCAAGATAGCTGGTGTGAGCATAAGCCATCTGTTACTGTATACTACAGTGATGATGAGTTCTTAGCAGCAGGTCAATGGATATGGGATAAGCTAGACAAGTGTAGTGGTGTGTCATTCCTTCCGAGGTCTGATCATGTCTACCAACAGGCTCCATACGAAGAGATCAGTAAGGAGGAGTATACCAAGATGACTAAGGCAATGCCTAAGATTGATTGGTCTAAGCTGTCAGAGTATGAATCATCTGACATGACAGAGGGTGCTCAAACATTAGCATGTGTTGGCCCATCGTGTGAAATCTAACAAGGGATTATTATGAGTGATAAAAAGAATCCACCACCCGGTAAAGTTCATATCAAACCTATGACTGATGAGGAGTTGAAGACTCTCCTCCGGTACATGGGGGAAGAGAATGATGATGGCATTGATGCGTTCTTTGAGAACCTCCTCGTCCAGGACGCAATCATGGAGGAGTACTACCTTCAGGATCCCTTCCCTCCTAGACCTGAGCCTACGCCTCAGGCATTGGCCCCACCTAAGCCATTGCCTAAGCCTCATGAGATTATGGAGCAACTCAATGAGTACATCATTGATCAAGACGATGCTAAGAAAGTATTGTCCGTTGCCATCTACAACCACATGAAGAGGGGTAAAGATCCTGAGAACATCTACCTTAGGAAGTCTAACATCATGTTGATAGGCTCTACTGGTACAGGTAAGACGTTGTTTGCTCAGACCATAGCCAAGGCTGTTGATATACCATTAGCTATTGCTGATGCTACGTCACTGACGGAGGCAGGGTATGTTGGTGATGACGTTGAAACAATACTTGAAAGACTTCTTGAGGAGTGTGATCATAATGTTAAGAAGGCAGAGCGAGGTATCATCTACATCGATGAGATCGATAAGGTGTGTGCCAGAGCTGACTCAGGTGGCAAGCGTGACATATCAGGGGCAGGGGTGCAACACGCACTCCTCAAACTGATTGAGGGTACGATTGCTACTGTTAAGATTGGATCAGGTCATAACCAGACGAAGGTAAAGGTTGACACATCTAACATCTTGTTCATTGTAGGCGGTGCCTTCAGTGGTATAGATAAGATAGCAAGTGCAAGGATAAACGGGAAGGGTAACTCAATAGGCTTTGGTGCTGATCTATCAAGCGTTGATGAAGACAAACAAACACCTATGTCTGATACAACTCTTGAAGATCTTAAATCATATGGCATGATACCTGAGCTACTAGGCAGGATACCTGTGTTAGCTAAGCTCAATCCATTAGATGTTGATGCGTTGAAAAGGATCTTGACTGAACCTAAGAACGCTATCGTTAAACACTATCAGGAGTTGTTTGCTTTAGATGGTACGTCTCTGAACATAACAGATGAAGCACTAACTAAGATAGCTGAGGAAGCTATTGAGAATGGAACAGGGGCTAGGGGATTACAATCTATAATGGAACGTGACCTACTAGATTTAATGTTTGAAGCCGAAGAGAATATAGAGATAGATTTATGATTGCAATGAGGAGGGTGAGGGATGTTAAAGTTCTTTGACTTTAGAGGGAATCCAATATGGTTTGCTACATCCGATGTTAGGATGGTAAAAGAATTAAGAGGTGGGCCGCATGATGGTAAGACAAGGCTATGGACCAAGGGGCACAGGAGACCTTGGCTTCTTGACATTCCCATTGATCAAGCTGTAACATATATTAATAGGAGTATTAAATGAATAAGATAGTATGTGAGACATTCATAACATACAAACAACTGATGGAGTACCTGATCCAGACTGAGCCGGATCAGTTCTCTGTTGCACGTCACGAGCAGGAGGATGGGAGCCAAGTCTGGTTCTTATCCACACCTGACATAGAGGAGAAGGCTGTGTATTAATCTTCTTCCTCTTCTCCGAACATCATACCTATCTTCACAGTTTCTAACATGCCCACCACCAAGGTTGGGGGGAGCACATCGAGAGCACCATCAATGCTAAACTCTAGCCTTGCCATGAACTCATCGACTGCTTCATCCCAATCCCTTTCTTCTTGAATCTCATTCTGCCTATCCATGAACGTAGAATCTATCATACCATGACCTTCCTATTTAAAAATCCAAAGAGTAACACCAACGATAACACCAGCTATCCAGTAATACTTTCTATATGAAACCTTCTTCTCTCCATGTATCTCAGTAGCTGCTTCAACATGGTTGTATGCTGCTATCACTCCGCCTGTTTGTCTGAAGAAGATGTTAACTAATGGCCCTGTTGCTAACAGGAGGTAAGCGATAGGCCACTGCATGTAGAATGCAAACCATGTAGCACCCCAGTATAGGTTGTCAAAGAAGTTAGACACAAACCCTATCCATATCCCCTTTGCAAGTTTACCTTGTGCGCTATCATCTCCTTTCTTATAACTCTCCTTCAGAGAAGGCCACCAGAGTATAGCTATCTCTACACAATAGCACAGGAAAGGTATAGTTAAAGCTATACTTATCACTGTGCTTAAATCCGCTAGTAGATTAGACTCTTCCATTATTTATTATCCTTATTTTTCATGCCAATTAAATGTTCATAATGAAACTGTTCCATAGTGGACAGTCTACCCTTGACTTCACCAAGGGTCTCTCTTATCTCAGCCCGCTCCTCAGCATCACCGAGTCTTGATGACTCACATGACTTACGATCTTTATACAGGAGTCGTACTGCATATGTTAGACCGATAAGGACTAGGGCTAGCATACCCACTATGCCTAGCTTTTCCATACTGCCTGCTGCTTCTATCAGAGCGTTCATGAACCTAACCCCGCAGCATCAGCAATCTTCTTAGATCGTGTCTTCAACAATCCTTTCTTACCAGACGCATCAGTGAATGATGTAACACTTTCCTCACGTACCTTCTTATCATCCCCAGCTCTCATTGCTTTCAATAAAGATGGCCACTTGTTAGCCTTAACTGAGCCAGTATTAAAGGCTATGTTAACTAACACATCCTGATACTTCTTAGGTAAGTCATCGAAGTCTTTAACATCCTTCCTCACTATGTCAGCATGTTTCTTTATGTCAGCCCTGAATAACTTAATAGCATCGGCATCACTAATACCATTCTTATAAGTACCAGCATCTTCCTCAGCCTGTGTTATCTTATGGCCATAGCCTATGGTATCTAACCCACCTTCAGGTGAGGCATGAGGACTCCATACATCATCCTTAAATCCTACCTTCTGTGCGTTCTCTACCTCAGCAAGGGACGTCTCAAACGAATTGAATGCCACCTCACCCACCTTCTTGAGCTTAGGTGCAGCCGCTGGGACATCACCTACTCGTGTTAGCCCCCCACTAGGAGCAGGTGGGACATCGCCCACCCTCTTTAAGTTCCTATCTACACCACCAAGTTCTGACATTACTGAATCGCTCCGCCTACTACTGTGAATTGATTACCTTGATCATCTTCATAGACACCATCTTCTAATCCAGATACATCAGGCTGTTCTTCTTGTCGTCTTGCCTCTGCTGCTCGTGCAATAGGGCTAGTACTCTGGACTTTAACAGGCTCAGGCTCAGGCTGTACCAATACAAGCTCTGAAAGCTCACTCATATCAGCTAATCCAAACTTACTAAACTCAGCGTATGTTCCAACAAGAGCATCTATTTGCTTTTGCATACTTGAAATACCGCTGGCCTGACCTCTTGAAGCAATACCCCTACTGGTACGGACTTGCTGTACAACAGGAACACCATCTTCACCCATAATAATGTTAACGTCTTGTCGTCTTGAGTCTGTAACAACACGGGCAAGCTGTGCTCTTAACACCTGTCCTACCTGTGCTTTAGAAGCTCTTTCATTACCATTCTCTTTCTTAGACTCTACACTTATTTTCCTAGCCTTAGATCCGAAAGACTTCACTGACTCGGTAAACTTAGTAGTATCTTCTAAGTTAACACCAGCTCGATACCCATCAATGTCCATTAGGAATGCGTCATTCGATACAGTATCTGTGACAGTTGCATTGTCTATGGTCTTAGATGATAGAAGAACTAGGATTTCTGGGTTAGCCAATCCCTTATCTACAACCTCTTGTACATCAGAGTATGCTGTTACATCATCTGCAAGTCTCTTCACTGCAATGTTAACTAACTCATCTACATTGACACCTTCTACATTCAATGACCTAAGGTTTTTAACAAAAGCTGGATCCATTAGCTGCTTCACAGTAGCCTGTCCACCAGCTCCTCTGTCTCCACCGAGAGAGATGCTGTTATTAGCGGTAGCATTTAGTCCTGATGTTCGAGACCGAATCAGTAAGTCCTTAATATCAAGGGCATCCCCAATAATCTTAGCTGCTCCGAACTCTTCCATCCTTTCAGGGATAGTCTCCAAGTAGAACTTACTGTCTTCTTCTAAGTCAGCCTTCATTTCTTTCAATGTATCAGGATCTAAGACCTCCCCTCTTTCTCTTGCCTCTGCTACAGACTGGTTGAACGTAGTTCTCATCGAATGCAACGAAGCCTGAGCAGCTAATCGATAGTTGCCTAAGTGTACATCAGTCATTACACCAGCATTACTCTTAACAGCAGTCAACAGGCCACCGACAGAGACACTGTTGATAGCAGACGATACGTTAGAGATCTGACCACTTAGGTTAATGATACTCTCTTCACCTGCTTTCTGCATAGTCTGGATATAAGCCAGCTTGCCTTCGTACCTGCCTCTCTCTAGTGCGCCGTGGTTGCCTACGCCATGTATCTGATCCAGCTTTGCAGTCAGTTGTGCATCCTCTACTTGAGCCGGCTCTTCAAACGTAGCAATACCACTGCCAAAGATCTGATTGATCTCAGGCTGTAGTGCTAGATTAGATACGTTAGCTAGGTTTTGTTTCCACATGGCATTATAACGTGTGTTATAAGCTGTCTCATTCAATACACCACTCTTACGTGCTCTCTCTAGCTTCTCTCTCTGGCTTGATAATTTATCCAGTGTTGCCTTCTCTTCCTCAGATACAAGATCATCACTGTAAATGTTACGGATCTGTCCTGTAACATCAGCTTCTTCAGCAAGAAGGTTGGCTCTCTCCTCTTTGAGGTTAAGAAGAGAAGTAGTAGCGTCACCAATGGCTTGACCCTTGTCAACTTCCGTTTGCTCTGCTCTCTTCTGCTTCATCTTACCACCAACAAAGTCGATTATACCACTTAATCCACTTACTGTATCAGCTTCTGGACTGCCCTGAGTCCCACGTTGTGGGCGCAGTGAGCGAATATCCGGTTCATCTAAAAATTTAGCCATTACTTATCCTCGTTAGTATTTAATAGAGTTCCAGTTGACAATGGTAATGTACCACCGTTACCTAGATAATCTTTTGTAAAGGCTGAAGCCTCTCTACTGAATGCAGACTTGCCATCAAGAACACTCTTGTTAAAGTTCTCAATGATTTTCCTTCCTGATTCAGTGTTCTCGTATGGCCCCATGATAGCAGCACGTTGCTTACGGTATAGCTCTACATTACCAGACCTCATGAATGAATTATAGATGTGTTGGAGGTCATCCTTCACAGCTCTCACTTCATTCTTACTTGCTGTATTGTAGTCGTATGCTTTCCATAGTGCAGTTTCTTTATCAGTCTCGAAACCAAAGGCTCTTGCTAGGTTTGTTTGCCAATTAGCACCAAGCTCTTCAGTAGTCATCATGATAGTACCACGTTTACTACGTAGACCCATGCTGTAATACTCAGAGTAGAATGCCTTACGTGCATTGCTCCATGTAGATGTCATCGCAGCTAAGCCATCAACAACTCCTAACAACTCATGGCCTAAAACAGCAGGCGATGGGTGTGTCATGATGTTCTTAGCAGCTTCATACATGCCGATGACAGCATCCTTACCACGCATAACCGAGTTACCACCAGCACCTAGTGCTACCTTAGAAATCTCAGCACCTGAATCAACAGGGTTCCCTGCGAAATGGTCATAGAAAGCACCGACAATTGTAGCAGCGATGTTATCATCTATACCTGCAAGTAAGTTACCACTCTCGGAGAAGTTATTCTGAACCCCGAAGGCTTCAAAGAACATGCCCCACAAGCCCTCTTGCAGCCCCTCTACGAGCATTGGGTTCTCTTGCAATGCGGTAGCACTATCCATGCCCATCATCTCAGCAGCAGCCGCTGTGAGGTCCTCAATGATAGGGACACCAACAGTTCCATAGATAATGAACTGACCAGCAAGAACAGATGCCTTCTCTTTAGCAGTCCACTTGCCTGTACCACCCATTGTCTTAGGTAAAAGGTTCTCTGCAAACTTAGCAAACACCTGTAC